ACCGCCAAGCGCGCCACCTGCGCCGCCGCCCACTGCAGCGCCTAAACCTTGGCCGAATAGAAGTGGAAACGCTCCACCGATAATCGCGTTGCTAAGGGCTTCTTTTCTGCGCTTTTTTATTTCGTCTTGCCTTTTCTTTTCAGCTTTTTCTATTTTGTCTTGCCTTTTCTTTTCAGCTTTTTCTATTTCGTTTTGCCTTTTCTTTTCAGCTTTTTCTATTTTGTCTTGCTTTCGCTTTTCAAGTTTAAATTCTGCAGCAAGTCGGCGCACTCTATCGCTGTTGACTTTCTTGTTTGCAGACAAACGATCGTCTGTTTGCTGCTTTAAACGCTTATCAAAATCTCGCCCCTCAGCTTCCCCTGCTTGAAGTAGTCTGTCAACCGCATTTTTACTTAAATTTTCCTCTAATTTAAATCTTTCAAGAAGGTTATCAATCTGGGTATCCCGAAGCTTCTTGTCAAAGTTTTTTTCAATGTTAAAAATGTCTGCGGCAAATTTTTCTCTAGCCTTAAAATTAGCTTCACTTTCTTCTGCCTTTGCAAGGGTTTCTTGTGCTAAGCGCGTAGCGGATTGAGTTCTATATTCCCCTGATTGTTGTTTTCTTTGTGCTTCCGCAGCAAGTTCGAGGACTTCACGAGTCCCCTCTACTAGGTCTTCTTGAAGTTTTACTTTTTTATTTAATTCTTCGGCAGATTTTTTCTCAAGATCTAAAAGAGCCTGTTGTAGCGCACGATCGTCGTTTTCGATATTTTTGAGTCTTTCTACTCTCCCGGAAACCGGGGATGATTGCCCAACAAGTGCATCTATTGAAGAAGCAGGCCCCGGACCTATAGGAGAGGCATAAGCATCCGCCACCTCTCTAATACCTGCGGCCTGTAGCGTAGCAGCCCTTGCAGCTTCGGTGCGTAACTGTATCTCTTCCTGAATAGCTCTGTTTTGAATATCTTGGCTCTGGTTTGCAAGACCCAACGCCTCGACATAGTCCTCAATAAGTTTTTTGTACGTCTTCGTTGCTTTACCTGCACCATCTAATTGAATACGAGCCTGATTAAGCGTATCAGTTGCCTCTACTAGTGCCGCATTGTATTCATTGACACTAGTTACTTGCTTAGAACCAAAAATTTCTCTCTTGTTTGTTTGTTCTACAGTTTTTCTTAATTTTATAAGCCTAGCTTTAAAATCTTCTAACTGTTTGGCACCCTTTACACCTATCTCAATCTCAGCTTTGTAAGCCACGATCCACAGCCACTAGGTCATGCCTTATTGTAGGCATTAAAAATCAACGTCTACGCTTGGCTTTCTGTAGTTCTTTTTCTTGGTCCTCGTTGAGGATTTTGAAGTAGGCGCTCCAGCCGATAAGTTCTTCGGCGGTCATTGTGGTGCGGACTTCGGACAGACTCATGCCCAATTCTTTGGCAACGCCAAATTGGAGCATGAGCCAGTTGTCCTTGCGAAGTTCCGCGCTTAGGAGTTTGGGTCCATCTCCTCAGCGTCCTCGTCGTCACTAAGGATGGCAAGCATCAAAGACTGAAGATCCTTGTCCTTAACTTCGTTTTTGAGGATGTCAATCTCGCCAGGGGCAAAAAGTTTTTTGCCGTTCTCGTCCAACGCCTTTGAAATTAGAAGTTGGAGTGCAAACGCACCAGCATCGTCGGATTTGGCTTGGCGCTGTGCGCGTTCACGCTCAGCCATTGTCAGTGGGCTGATGTACATCTCGAATTCGGTGCCGTCCGATAATTTGACAACCTTTTTGGTTGGAGCGAGATTTGCTGCTTTGCGGAGGCGGTCAATAGCGCGAACTGGGACCGGCATGAAGTAATACTGTCTTTAGTTGTACTGTAGCGAAGGAGAATAAAAAAGCCCCAGCATTGCCGGGGCTAAATAGACCTGTAGCGGTTGGATTATCAGGACTTACTAAGGTCAAAGGTTGGGGCGGAGCTAGGACGGAAGTTAATCGCCACACTCTGGCCGTCATCAGGGTTCACATTAAGGCTGGCGGAAGTCAGCACAACGGGAACTTCGATGGAGCGGCTTTGTGCGTCACTAACGGTGCCGCTTACCAACACGCGGTCGATGTAAAGTTTCATCGTCGCACCAGTCTGTTGGCGGAGGAGGACGTCCTCAATCAGGCGGCTGGACAGAGCGGTGTCGTCATCAGTGGTGTAGACGGTGGCGGAACCAGTGCCGTCGGCAAAACCGGTGATGTACTCACGGAACGGAACCGTTACACCAAGGGTTTGACCAATCGTGGTGACGTCAATCTCGGATCGAGTAATCTCGAAACTCCAGTCCCGGACGGAGCCGACGACTGCTGCAGCGGTGTAAACGATGCTGGCGTAGTCAGCACCGAAACCCGATGGCTGGGCAGTTGCTGTTTCTGCTGCGCCACCTGCAGTTGCGCTGACAGTCATCACACCAGTGGTGGCGCTGTAGGTAAGCACAAAATAGTCACCAGCAGCAATCGCTCCAGTGGTGGTTGCGCCTGCGGGGTAAGCAAGGGTTACAGGGTCGTTGACCTTGAAACCTAGGTCGCTGCCGACTTGGATGTCGGAACCGGTAGCAGGAAAATCGGTTGCGGAGATTTGGGTGGAGGCGGTTCCAGCGGGCTTGTAATACAGCGCCCCAGAAGTGCCCGAGAGGACAGTAGCCATAGGTCTAACCTATTGGTAAAGGGTGTTCACGGGCACAGCCCGGCTTTCTATAGGTTAGCTCCTATTTATGACAAATCTGTCGCTACATATCCTGCGTCAATCCTACCTACAAAGTGGGGTGATTGATCTGTTGCGGAAAAAGATGGCCCGTTAATTTCTCCTACTCTAAAAAACACTCCGGTTGAAGGCTTGCCTGTATTGTTAAGGACATTTAGCACAGTAACGGCGGTGTTAATTAGTTCTTGGTTGCGGGCTGGGCCACGGCCCTTTTCGGTAAAAGCACGGATGACGATCGCTCCACGGACGTGGTCAAGGTTGCTGATAAGAGTTACATCGGTAGTTATGCCAAATGTGACATCTACGCGGACGTACTCGGTCGTTGCGTTGGGCGGTACGGCTGTGATGTTATCGAAGTAAACGGGTACTGCTGGAACGAGGTTGTTGAACGCGGTAAGTAGTGGCGATTCAACAGCAGCACGGATTGCTTGGTAGTTCATTTAAAACCTCTTTCTCCTCTTCTCATAGCACGTTCAATAGTACGATCCATTTCACCGCCTTCAACATAGGTAACGAACCAGTTAATTGGTGCGGTTGCTCTATTTGGACCCGATACACCTTTAGATCCAGGCCAAGGTTCTCCCCGAATACCTCTTTCTCTATCGCCGTACGAAGGCTCCTTTAAAGGTGCAATCCCCGGGTCAAAAAACTCCCCAGGTTCTAAATCGCAAGCAACGTCGGCATAGCTTGCGGTGTTATCTACCTTAAAGGGGGAACCTAAGAGCTTTGTCTTTACATCAGCGCCAGTTAAAGAGGGCGCTTTAACTGGCTTTGGTGCGGTCTGCTGTCCTGAACCACCAGATTGCGTGCCAGTAGGTGTGCTTATACGCCAAGAGTTGGAAAATTCACCGCTCCAAAGGGGACCACGGTCCTGCAAGTCCTTAACAACGTCTTCGGCGGCCTTTGCTCTACTACTGTAGAGGGCGTTAACAGCCGCCCTGTCTGCCCAACGCAATAATTCTTTAAACCCATTTTGCGCCATTACTGTGGCCTCGCGATGAGAGTGTGATAAACCGGGTTGTCGCCGCGATAAGTCAAGATGTCGATAATCTTGGCTTCACGGGTCGCTCCAGCCTGTGGGTACTGGATGCGATCGGCTTCGGTGGGGTAATAGCCGTTGAGTTCGGTGTTGCCGATGATGACTTTGATGTCGGTTGTTTGGTAAAGGCCCTCTGATTCGCGTGGGTTTAAGCGGGTGATTACGCCCTTGACTGTGATGCTGGTGTCCGCTCCAGTGACCGAGCCGGTGGCTGGGTCGTATGCGCGGGGTGTGGCGGTCTTGATGTAGGTGATGTCAATACCCCAATCTGCGAGGAGTTGGCCCGGTATTGACGCAAAGGTGTCGTCGATCAGTGCCATATCAGTTCCTAAACAGTTTTACTTCGTAGTTGGTCGCTCCAGCTGAGGTGTAGGCGCCGATAAAAGATTCGAGCCAGGGGTAAACGTCAAGGATGTTGTTGATGACGCCTGGGGTTTGGGTGCTGCTGTTGTACTTGACTTTGAGGTCGCCTAGTTCTACTTCGTCGTAAATGCCGGTTTTGCCCGTGCTGCCGACAAGAGCCTCTCCGTCGTGAATAAGGGAGTGGGCTAATTCAAAGGTTGCGGTCTTAATTTGATTTGGGATGAACGTGCATTTAATCTCAACGCCGTCAACCTTAAATTCTTTGCGAGGCCATTTCAAGGCTTGTGTTGTAGTACATCGCTCGCCGTAGTAGGTGAAGACGTCTAGGTAGCGGGTCGCTGAAATTAAAACGCGATTTTTGGCGTCGTCACTTCCGGTCCAGTGCTCCGCATGGGGAACTGTAAGAAAATAAGCCTCCGCTTCAGCCAGCGTTACGTAGCTATTTGAGTTTGCTCCACTAAGAGTGGCGTCAACGACAGCAGCCACGACAATCAGTACAATCTTTTACTTAGTCTAGCCTTGCGTTGTTTTGCCGGTTTTGGTAATAGCTGTGCGTGGTAAACCGTTCCACCGGTTGTCTCGATTTCTACTTGGGCTTCCTCAACTGCATGGGCTGGAACGTCAATAAATGACTTTGTAGTATCCTTAAGGGTGAACAATCGGACCATTCTCATGGCTGAGGACAGTAAAGACCTGCTGATCGACATCCTAGATACACCTAAAACCGACGTTGTTCAAGAGAAGAAAACTCGTAAGCCGCGTAAAAAACCTGAGCCTCGCAAACTTGCTGATGTGGCAAAAGAGGTGCGGAAATTAAGGGATGAGGGTATCCCCGTTCCAGTGATTGCTGATCGTCTTGAAATGTCGTACCAGGTGGTGAATCAATTGGTGTTGCGGTCGTACAAGATGGTGTCGAATACGGTTGAGGTGTTTGAAAAGCAGGAGCGGCAGCGGCTCGGCTTGTGAGGCAATAAAAAAGCCCCCAAGAGGGGGCTCTGACAACTGCGTCTCCGTATCAAGAATACACGGAAACGTCGAAGGGGGTGTTTACCAGGAGACGAACCACGGGGATCATCTTGGTGGTGCTGTAGGCCAAGCTCCAGCTTGCGGTGTTGGCCAGGTTGCCGGTGGTGGCTGCGTTGGTGGGGTTGTCACCAGCCACGTTCCACTTGGTGCCGTTGACGTGGTAGCCGTAGTGGTAATCGACGGCAATGACGTCCTGCATGGACAGGATGTTGCGGTCGGCGGCAAGGCGCAGATCCTGCTGGATGCCCTCGGAGACGATACCCGACTTGAACATGTAAATCGGGTACTTCTTCAGGTGGGTGGCGGTACCACCAGACAGAGGATCGAGTTGGTCGTCAATCACAACACGAAGACCGGCAAAAGTGCCTACCTCGGGTTGGGTGACGCCAACACCACCTGCACCCCAGTTGATCGCACCAGCGGCGGCTAAAGCGGAGGTGCTAAACGTCAGCATTCCGATCTGTTGCAAGTAGTAAGCAACAGAGGAGTGCATCGCCATGGTGTCGATCTCCTCGCCACGCTCGCCCAGCAGGTTTTTGGCCTGCATCAGGTTGCCAACAGTTAGGTAGTTGGCTTCGGTGGCAGAAGTCGTGCCAGTGGCGTCGTACTGGTTGGGGCCGAGGATGCCGGTGCCGGAGATTCCACCAAACAAGCCAAGCAGGTGGGCTTTCAAGGTGGTGGTCTTCAGCTTGTTGATGGCTGCAGACAGCTGGTTACGTACGTGGGCGAGGGGGTCCGTTCCAGAGCCCAGTTTGCTGAGGTCGTCAGCGGCATAGCTGAAACCACGGTGCAGAAGAGTCATGATTTGCTCGTCTGCAGTGGTGCCCTGAGGGGTCAGGTAGCCAGCGCCAGAGGTGCCCCAGGTTGCAGAAGAGGTAATCTGCTCTTCGGTGGGAGCGATGGGGTCGTGAAAAGGCACGCGCACACGAGTGCCGCCTGCACGAGCATCAAGAGCGGCGTTGCGCTGGATGATGCCGCCTTGGATCCACTTTGATTGCTCAAAGATACCCTCAGCGGTGTACTGCAGGAACTCGGGGCGAGTTACCAGATCCGACAGAAATGTTCCGCCGGAATAGTTTTCGGAAATAGCGGCCATTGGAGGCGATTAACGGGGTTTGCAGGGCGCCCCACTGGGGCTATTTTCCGGCCTCAGCTTTCAGTAATCGGGCTTTGTCGGGATCCTTCGAGAGAAGAATCATTTGCTCGGTTACGTTCCAGCTGTCTTTCAACCACGGGTTGCTTTGGCCTGGGAGGGAGGTGGAACGGGCACTGCCGGTTACACCCATGCCGGAACGGTTTGTTGGAGCAAAATGATGCTCGTAACCGCTGCCGGGATTACGGAGATTGGTGACGTATTCACCAACCGGAACCTCGACGCCGCCGACAACAGCCACAGGCTGACCATCTTTGGAGTGGAGATTCTCTTCAATAAGACGATACAACTGATCGGGTGCTAATGCACCGTTTTGCGAAAGTTGCGCGACCATTGAAGCTTTCATTTGTTGCTTGGAATAGTTCTGCTTGAGATCACCGATTTCGGTGTCTTTTGCGGTTAATTCCTGCTTTAGTTGGGCAACAGTGCCTTGCACTTCTTCCCAGAGCGTTTTGTAGTCGCCGGATTCCGCCAATTTGGCCGTTTTCATTTCCTCTTGGGAGGCACGGAGTTCCGAAATTTGGCCTTGGAGGGCTTCGCGGTTCTCACGGTCCTTACGGCGTTCTGCGATTAACTCTGCGTTCTTTGCCTTGAGTGCTTCAATCTGAGCGGCAAAATCAACACTTTCAACCACAGGTTTGGGTGCTTCAGCTTCCACAGGATGCTGCACTTGTTGCTCTTCAGACACGCTTATGTAGCATAGTGTTCCGTATTAGTCTAGCTCAGTATTAACGGGTTGTTGTTGCTGTTGAATTACAGGACGCTGGGGCTGTGGGGCGCGTTGGCGTGATTCACGTGCCAGTTCCTCTTCGATGTCGAGGTTGTCTGGGACAACTTCGCCTCGGCGGAGAATGTCGAGGAGGAGTTCGTCACTAAGCTTGCCCTTTTCGCTTAAATCGGCGAGGACGGAGACGTCTTGGCCGATTAAACGGTAGTACTCGAAATCGCGATCCACGGTGACAGTGGGTGGTTCGATCCCTACGTATTGGGCGGCAAACTCAAAGGCGCGGTTTATGGCGCTTTCGAGTTCTTGGCTGACGATAGAAAGGGTG